GTGCTACGAACCATCATGTGCACTCAGTCTCAGCTTGTTGAGAATGCTGGGCGTGAAGGAGGGTGCATAGAGTGGCTGCGCCGTGGCACTAATCGCAACTTAAACTCTACGCAGGGCCTCTAACGCGGCGTCTGGTAATCCGGCTTGTCCATTCCCTTCTTGTTGTGCTACTATATCTATTGGCGAATGCGCTACATATACATCTTGTAATCTTGATATCAACGCCAGCATTAAGACACGATTTGGCACTCGAATTGGATCATTTGGAGGTATATGTGGTGGTAATCCAATAAGTCGTAATAGATAAGACCTCAAATTATACCACTGTTCTGAATGGAATGAATACGAAGCGGCGAAATCCACTCTCATTGTATCATACAGATCCTCGCTAGGTTGAGCTCTTGTAAACCATCTTATATTAAAATGAATCATTCCTGCATATACAGCACTTGTATTTGACACTCTAATAGCAGTTCCTGCAGGTACAATTATCTCTACACCAGATTCAGCCTCTTCATCTCCTGCAGTTACAGAACATTGTTGAGATCCTTCCACCAATGCTCCGGCGGCTCCACGATAATGAGATAATGTGTACCAGACGAAACAAGTATTGATTACATCAGGGTAGTTCGGCATTACTATATCTGTTATTTCAACATCTTCATTTACATTTAGTGTTATTTCCATGTCTTGTGGTCCAATAACCATTGGCTGAGGCTGATCATCAACCGTTCTGTAAGGCGTTGCTGGTGGGTAAATGAAATTAACGTCAGGCCATGGTAAGTTAAATCTTCTTGTGCTTTGTCCTGCCGCTGTTTCATTAGTAATACGTGTGGCTCGGATAAATGCTTCTGAGGTATACGGTAGATCATCTCTTGCTAGTATTGATAATACTTGTACGTTTGGCGAATACTCTGGCAGTCGGTAATTAAAATTTATCCCAGTTGCTCCAATTAATAGATCTAACGCTGCATAAAAACATGCTCTATGCTCTTCAGGTGTACTTGGAGTTTGTGTAATTGGTCGATTCGTTGTGGCGTTAAATCTTGTTACAAATAACGGAAATCCATCACTTGGTAAAAAGGTTCTTCTTGCTCTTGGGTCACGGTTACTTGCTAGACATTCCAGATAACAAAACGTTCGCGCATAAATCCCTCCCATGTTGGTTCCAGATTTTAAC